AAGTTTATGGAAATGCGTTTTGTAGACCCGGAAAACCAGAAACCAATAAAAGTACTTATGCGTGACTCGATCATGGTCTGTATTTCTGCAGTGGTCGGAATGTTTGTTTTGACGCAATTTGATAGCCTTGGAAATCTGGGTGGTGGAGGTGCCGGTGGTTCTACTTCTGCACCTGCCGTGTTTGTAGATACACCTGGGTTTTAATGATCATCGCGATCATTAGTCTAAATGATCGTGGTTGTTTGTTATTACAACCGGAGATGTAGGAGAATCGGGTACCGGCACTGGTACTGGTGTCGTACTATCTTTTCCACGATCTATACCATTTTCGTAATAGTGTTTTCCAACCTGGTTCAAGTTGGATAACATCAACCACCATGCTTCCTTATACGTGTGTTCAATATATTTCAGGTGAGACGACCATTTCTTGCAAAACGCGCGAACATACGGTGCGGCAATCGCATTTTTATACTGTGGCATCGATGGAAATAGATGATGTTCAATCTGGAAGTTAAGATACCCCATAATCCATGATACCAATGGCGAGTTGGTAGATATATTCACGGTATGGTCAAGCGCATATTCAAACCAGAGGAGGTGTTTGTCTTCTGGAATTACACCAGTAAATGTATGCGAGAGAGAGAAGTGACCGAAAAGGTAGATGAAATTCCAGAAATTCGTGATCATCAAAAGGAAATAACACCACAACAATCCGCCGCCACTCGCTCCACCAGAATAGAATATCAAAGGTAACGAGAGATGAGAACTGCCTATACAAATTGCCTCAAACGCCGTTTCAACATACACTTCTCTCGTTTTTGCAGAACATAGACGGTTAAATACCTTCTTTGGATGCAGGTAATACGTCCAAAATAAATGAACCAATATTCCGTTGACTACGGGCAAAAATGTCCATGCTTGTAGTCGCATCCACCATCGATTCATGAATCGCGCAGATACTTTTCCATTCGTATTGTCTTCAAATGCGCGATCGAAGAAGGCGACAAGCGGTGTTGTATCCAGATCGATATCGTGTTTTACTTTCTGAGGTGTTGCATGATGTTTTTGATGCATGGAATTCCATACAGACGAACTAACACCGCCGCCAAACCCCATGGTAAAGGTTTGAATTGCGCGGTCGATCCGGCGGATTCCAGTGAAACTCAAATGCCCGCATTCGTGCTGCACCCAACCACAGCGGGTCTTGAATGCGATGAACGAGAGAATGGATGCGTATATATTGTACGAGGCCATCCATGTTCCTAGACCAAAGTAAAATACAATTTCAAGAAGGCGAAAATAGACATGGATATAATCTGGCTCGAAACATCCTTGTTCAACAAGCTTCGTTCGCATCTCTCGGAATTCGGCTGTCATTTCTTGCTGGCGTTCTGTGAGTTCGAGAGATTCGTCTACTTCGCCGTCCTGACAAACCGGCAACGATCGAAGAAGCTTACTTGCTTTCGTAGATCGATGATGAAACTCACGGAATATTTCGGTTGCGTCCGGTGAATTCTTTGCATAGTTAATAATATTACCGCCAGGATGCTTAAAATTAGTTATGTCATATGTAACACCTTCGATTTTGATTGTATCACGGGGCATTGTATATACAATCTTGATATATAAATAACCGTTTTTATGTTTATATGTATTTACTGATGGTTATGAACGTTGATGGTGATATTTGAAAAACAATGCGAGAAGTGACACGTTTACTGTTACACTAATGATACCTGCTACCATTAAGGATGTATCTTGAATGAAATAACCATGAAGTAGCCATAATACACTTGTCAATAATAACAGGCATAATGAGTAAAGCGACAAATCTTCGACATGCTTTGTTTGGTATGATTTATACAACTGTGGAAAGAGTTGAACACAATTTACGATAGGTGCTAATACGGCAACTGCATTGGAAATGGACATTGTATTACTATATTCTTCCGATTATAATATTTAACATAGTATTTGAAATTCTTAAAAATTGAACTAAAATGATACCATATGTGCTATGTTATCATTCGTATCGTATCGTAATGTCTACCGCTACCGCTACTGTTGCGCCGGAATCTGTTGCTGTTGAATTGGTGTGTTCTTCTTTCACCGCGTTCGAAGAATACTGGCCTCTTACTCTTGACACAGTTCGCAAGTGCGACCTCTCGTATATCCACGGTGATTGGGACCGAGATATGATTCGTGATGGGCTGAATGCCGTAGTTCTTGTAAGCGAATTACCTCAAATACAAAAAAAAGAAATCGAAGTGTGGAAATACCTCTCACAATATAGCCCACCGGAAGATCGTGGATTCATGTTCAGTGCCGGTGATGACAACATTATTTCGTTGGTCCAGAATAAAATGACTGTTGGTCACTCAGGATATAGTATGGCATGGGTTATGCGCCATATTGAGTTCATCGCAAAGAATGGACTTCCTGCACATCGAAAGATGATATTAAAATTCCCTGGACGCGCAAGGTGTTATTAGTGAATATACACAGATTTCATTCAAAATAAGCAGGTAATGTATCTACATTCATGACAATATGCGTGTTCTGGCCATCTTTCAAGAATTTCGCCGACAATGCCGCATGTTTCTTATATTTTTTATGCGTGATTTTGTACGTATCAAATAGCGGATTGTGAATTTCGTCGGATGGAATATGTCCATGAACCGAACGCGTGATCATCTTGTAGAGTTTGAAGTCCGGGTACCTCTCTTCCCCGTTTGATTTATAGAGGACATTGCGCCCCTTATCATCCGTTGTCCATTTCACAATCAACTTGATAATCGGATCACTCTTACAGAGTTTTTCCACTTTACGCAGATCGTAGATGAAATAGTCGAACAATGCACAGGCGAAACGGCACAAATCAAAACTGAAGTTCGGTTCTACCGTAGGTTTATCAGGATTGTAATATGGTGGAAAGTTATACTGTGTTGCTGCATCGCCTTTTGGATGAAAACTGTCACTGCAAATGAGTTCACCGCGGAATTTGTAGATTGCGCGTCCAAAATCGATGATCTTGAATATGCGACCATAGGTTGGAACCTTGTAATACTGGCCTTCATACAGATAATAAATGAACTCCTCGGTTGTCTCAATGAACATGACATTATTGGTATGAAGATCGTTATGTGTAAAATCAAACATTTTTTGATACATGACAAGTGTCATAATCACCTGAAATAAAATAGATGTCCATTCTTCTTTCGTCAACTCGTCTGTCATCATAATACGATCAAGTGTGCTCATACATTTTTCGAGTAGGATTGCCTGAATCGGAAAGTCCTTGATTTTTACGATCACTTGTTCGTCATCGCTGTCATAACTACCACTTTCACTACCACTTTCACTACCACTTTCACTACCGCTGCCGCTGTCACTACCGCTTTCACTACCGCTTCCGCCGTCGTTGTCGCTTTCACTGTCACTTCCGCTGCCGCTAGCGCTTCCACCTCCGTCTTGATGCGACGTATTCTTTTTACTTTCACGATCGAATATAGAATCGTCAACCTGGATAACAGATTCTGTGATATCACTAGTATCCATTTCATCCGGGTCATCGCTGATTGTCGTATAAGATGAATTTGATTGCGACGAATCACTGTCACTCATGTCATCATTGTCTCTTGTTTGATTTTTAGGCAGCAATACGGTCATAGTCTCAGCACCTTGATTACTTGGTTCATCATCGATTTTCAAATCCATCACTTCGAGTACAACTTCTTCCATCGTACTTTCGACTACGTTCTCTTCCACCACTGTAGTAACATCCACGGATGACATGATATCTTCATCTTCTAAGATATTGATTTTATTTTTCATATATTCTTGGTCGGATTCGAGATAATTACTATCACCAATAATCGGTTTCATCTTATTTCGAAGTTTCATCAATTTACCCATATTGATATCTCCCGATGACTCTCCATCAATGTCATCGCCAAATTGAGAATAATCGATTGTAAAAAGTTGGTTCTCGTATGTGTTAAAAAAAGAACACCCAACTAAGTAGTCAATATCATCAAATATATTGGTAGAAAATTCGCGCTGTTTACACAGATAACTACCATAATAATCCAGACCGTGCACGACCCCGTGGGTATGAAGTACACGACTTGTCAAATAAGAGAAAAACCCATCGACATATGAAGAATTATTTGTATTTAGTATCTTTTCTTCACACTCTTCCAGGGTTGAATTATATTTAGGAAGGTTGTGTGTTTTGTCTTGATGCACTTGATACTTTCCAGAGAGGTATCGAATCGGATCGAGTAACGGCGAATATTTCACAAAAATAGGGACATTATTTGTATTCCCATTATCGTCTGAAATGATCGTTTCTAAATGGTTTAGAGAACGGGTCTCGTAGCCGTCGTGTCCATGATCGGCATTTTCATCGTCAATCTGCATGGGATGTGAAATGATGTTTTGTAAGTAATACTTCTGGTTCAACTGAATTCCGTTATAATTCAGTTCATTCACATCAAAGAACCGTGAGTATATCGGGATATAATTCTGAATGTCATACAACAATGCAGGCTCAATTGTATCTGGGGTATATTTATGTTTTCGGTAATGAAGTTGGAATCTAGAGGAGGATGAATCCATGAAAGTTCCTAAATGTAATATGATTGATGAATAGAAGTTTTATATCGATTTTAAACGGGTGATGGGCTTCCATTCGTATAACGTAATAAATAATAATATTTTCCATGTTTATTAGGTTATTGGCTCTTCTTTTCATCGCCTCTCCATGAATTTAGAACTCGCAAAATTTGACATGAAGGCGATCAGTTTTCGACCTGATGAAAATAAAGGCCCAGTTATCGTGCTCATCGGGCGCCGTGATACCGGTAAAAGTTTCCTTGTACAAGATCTCATGTTTCATCATCAGGATATCCCCATCGGAACAGTTATCTCCGGAACAGAGGCCGGCAACGGTTTTTTCGCTGCACATGTGCCAAAACTCTTCATTCATGATGCTTACAATACAGCGATCATTGAGAATATTCTCAAGCGCCAAAAAGCAGTCCTAAAACAAGTAAAAAAGGAAATGGATACGTATAAGAAGTCATCCATCGACCCAAGGACGTTCGTTGTATTGGATGATTGTTTGTATGATAACAAATGGACGAAGGACGTCATGATGCGCCTCCTCTTCATGAACGGCCGTCATTGGAAGATCATGTTAGTTATCACAATGCAATATCCACTCGGTATCCCTCCAAATCTCCGCACCAATATCGACTACGTGTTTATCCTCCGTGAACCATATATTGCGAACCGTAAGCGAATCTACGACAATTACGCCGGTATGTTCCCAACTTTTGAGAGCTTTTGTCAGGTCATGGATCAGTGCACCGAGAATTACGAGTGTCTCGTCATCAATAATAACGCGAAATCGAACAAGTTACAAGACCAAATCTTCTGGTATAAGGCACAACAGCACGGGCCATTCAAGTTAGGCAGTAAGGAGTTCTGGGAAATATCGAAGAATCTCGGTTCTGACGATGAAGGAGAGCAGTCTTACGATCCAAACGCTTCAAAAAATAGCAAAGGGCCGAAAATCAATGTCAAGAAAAGTAAGTGGTGATAGTGAATTAGAAAACTTGATATCGATCATATGAAATCAAGTTTTTCAATATATTTAACAATAATTATTTCTGACTCAAGCCTCCGCCCCTGCGTCTGACGACAACTTCGACAATCCGTGGTCATTGTTCTTATCCATGACAACATCCTCGCTCTCAAAGAGCTCCTTTCGCATCTCTTCCACGGTCATTGTAACTGATTCAGAGTCATCTCCTGCATTCCAAATACCGCCACCGACACTCTCACTTGCACCACCATCGAGGTCACGCGGCTTTGCATCCACCAACGTCTCTCCATCCTTCGCCAACATCTGAGTCAACTTGTTTCCGCTCTCCTTTGCCAACTTGATATTCTCCTGGATCGCCTTGGCCTTCGTATCCTTGACACGCTTGTCAAACTCAGTCTTGGCCTGCTCCTCATTCTTCTTCTTCTCCGCCATCAACTGGTTCAAGGTCTCCTCCATATACTCGACGCGACCAGTCTTGTATGCGTCAGGATGAAACGGCACCCACATACCCACCGGCCCGACAAAAACATCGTGATTGGGGTCGACCTCACGCAACATCTGGCAACGCAACTCTGCCTCCTTTTGCGAACCAAATACACCACGCACCTTCAACCCGCGCACCGATGTCTGGAAGTTGTGCTTCTCATTGAACTCATTTTCCAGGTCGTCTTCGTGCTTATCCAAGAAAGTTTTGTACTCATCATAGATATTCGTCTTTTGAAGAGTTTCCTTCTCTTCTTTAGCGAATTCTTGAAAGTCAGTCGAAATTTTATCAAAGTTGACATGGTACTTGAAGGATACGAAATTTAGGAATTGAATGAACTTCTCCATTGACTTTTGATAGTCCCAATAATGAAGAAACTTCTCAAAAAAGAAATGATCCTTCTGCTTCAAAATATGTTCCGGAGACACAAAAGAAAGACATGCGAACTTTTGACCGGCGATAGGTTTATCTTCTTCTAATAAATCAATATATTTAGGATTAACATCACCAGATGAAGTGTTCTTTAATTCAACGCCTGTAGGAGGGGGAAACGACATAGTGAAATGAACGACGAATTCAGAATTATAATATACTAGGTTATACTTTATTTAAGTGTTTTAACGCATTCCATTCGATTTCATTTCATTCCATTCCATTCCATTCCATTCCATTTTAATTTCTTAGCATTATTTATAATAAATCTCTCAAAATGTCCGGAGTTTTTGATTTAGGTGAACTCGTGAAGAGAACCATTAAGTATTTGGTGGAGGGTGTTATGGTTGCTATCGCCGCCTACGCCATCCCCAAGCGCAGTTTGTCTTTCGATGAGGTCGCTCTGATTGCCCTGACCGCTGCAGCTACCTTCAGTATCCTTGATACATATGTCCCCAGTT